CTATCGACTTCCGAATGGGTCGCAACCATAATTGGAAGGTGAGGAACGGCTCGATAGACACTGTACAGGTCCCTGCTCTGATGTGCACGTCAACAGGTTATGGGGAACAAACCATAAGTAAAAACCGGAGATAAGATATTACAATTGCGAAAGTAGCTCAGTTGGTAGAGCATCACCTTGCCAAGGTGAGGGTCGGGAGTTCGAATCTCCTCTTTCGCTCAACATTGTGGGGTAGAGCAGTGGTAGCTTGCAAGGCTCATAACCTTGAGGTCGGTGGTTCGAGTCCGCCCCCCGCAACAAATAGACTTTAAAAAGGGCCTTTCCGCTTTGGCGGCTCGCTAGGCCCGAGTCTATCTATATCAATGTAGTTCTTTAAATTAGGAGAAAATTATGGAAACAATTATTGCGTTCGGTTGGGGTGCGGTTACAATGTTCTATGTTGGAATGATTGTAGTCGTGTTTCAGTTGAGAAAATCGGTAAAGCAGTTGGAGTCTGATGTTATGGACACGGATGGTACACTTGCTGAAATATTTAAAACTGTTATTCAAAAAGAAAAAGAAACTATAAATTATGTTGACACGCTTCATAACACAAGTGAAAATCATGTCAATGAGATTTATCGTTATATTGATTCACGGTTTGATAAGTTTGAAAACAAAATCACAAACAAACAAGAAATTTTAAAAGGATAATTACTAACCGAACTACATTGATATATTACCCTTTCGTCTAATGGCAGGACAACTGGTTTTGGTCCAGTTAATCGAGGTTCGAGTCCTTGAGGGGTAACTACAAAATAATTTTTACTATTTATTGTAAAGGATTTATCTATGAAAGAATTTTTAAGATATATGAAATACTTTATCATTTCTCGAAAGAGATTTGATTCAAAAATATTATCAGACTATTTAGTTGTATTTCACGAGTTCGACTATAAAAAAACTCGATATGCTGGTTATTTGAATTGGAGTGGTGACGACACGTTAGTATCTATGTCGGATTGGAAATTTGGATACTTTGAAATAAAAACAAGTAATCATGTTAAATTACAATCCAAGGAACTTTCAACCTTAAAGATTGTTTTAAATGAAAATAACAAATTCTATTTACAATCACCATTTGAACTTGAACCTACGAAACTAAATCACTATTTTAATAAATCAATCAAGTCTCATAAGTTTGGATTGATGTGGTCTGAAGATTCTATTGAATTATATGTCGATGATTATTTAGTTTACAAAACTAACAACATAGATGACGTTAAATTGTTTATAAAAAAAATGCGTATTATCACCCAAGGTAAAGCGGATTATGTCAAGGTTTACAAAAAGGTATAACAAAAAGATGAAATCTGAAAAGTTTATATCATTGGACTTACATGGATATACCCATTCCGATGCAAGGGGGGTTATTATTGAATTTGTAGAAAAGAATTTTGATATAGAGGGTAAGTATTATATCATCACAGGTAATTCGGACCACATGAAACAAATTGTATTTGATGTCTTGGATGAATATTCTATTGGATGGTCAACCGACCCATTCAACGATGGTCGGATTTATTTTGACTATGAGTAATAAAAATTTGTTTATTTGAAAATTATTTCGTATATTTGTATTATCAAAAATAAAAAGTTATGACAATTAATGAAGCTCTAAAACGTAAAAACAAGCTTGTATCTGAAATTGATAAACAAGCCGTAATCGCCATGAAGTATAATTCTATGGCAGCTGATTCAGTTCGTAGGTATTCGGCCAAGGCTGCTGCTGAAGGTATGGAGAAATTAACTCATGAGTTAGTTGAGTTGAAAACTAAAATTCACCTTGCTAATGCTCCAGTGTATTCGAAGATTTTTGAAATCTCTGAACTTAAAAATCTAATCAAGAAGTACCGTGCTATTTCTTCCGATGAGGGAATGGTTGCTCACCGATGGTCAGATGCTCCACCTACTATGATGGTAGTTGAAATGGATGTAGTTACCCTCGACACTAAAGTTTCAGAACTTGAAGCTAAAATTGAAACTCTTCAGAATGAGTTGGATGTTTGGAATAATACACACCACATCTAAATAACCTTGGAGATGTAAAGGGAGGCCGAAGTTAAGTTTATTTTTTACTTTCCACTACGCCATATAAGCAGATATTCGATATTGATATTGAATTCAAAATTCAAGATTTAAGTGTTCACAAATCAATTGTCAAATATCAAAACTCTTTGAACCGTAAAACAAACCCCTGATTGAGGTTTCCCTTACACTCCTATTATTCTGAATATATGAAGAAACAACTATTTACGGAATTACAATTTGTGAATGTCATTGGTAAAAAAGAAATTCATCAAATTGACGAAGTAGAATATTTCCCAATGGCTGATGATTATGTGTATTACACAACTACGGGTCAGTCATTTGGTGATTGTCAATTGGAGTCATTAGAAATTGTATATGAAAGAGAAATGTCAATAACGAACGAAGAAATTATAGAGGAAATCCTTATTGAGGCTAACTCGTATGGTCTACGAGAAGAGGTATTAAGTTGGGCTAAATCCTTAATGGACCAAGACCCAAAACTTGATAGAGTTACAGCATATCAACAGGCGTATCACGAATGGGTTAAATAATGGTATATTGGTTTTATGGTCAGCCGGGAAGCGGCAAGACAACTTTAGCAAAAACATTATCAGAACATTTACAATTTAATTTACATCGACAAGTTTTTCAGGTGGATGGTGATACCCTACGATTGATATTGGGTAATGCTAATTATACACCAAATGGCAGAGTGGACAATATACGAACTGCTACAAATATAACTCGTTACCTCGACCACATGGGGTATGATGTAATTGTGTCTTTAGTAGCGCCATATAAAGACGTTCGTAATGAATTGAAGAGTATGTGTAGATGTCAATACTTTTTTGTTCATACCACCGAAATTCGTGGACGTGAAATGTATTTTACCGAAATAGAAATTGATGAAGATGATGTCTCGATTGATACCACAAACAAATCTCCAATAGAGTGTTTATTGGATGTAAAAGATTATATATGAAATACGCAATGTTTATAGGTAGGTGGCAGCCGTGGCACGATGGTCACCAATGGTTGATTGACCAAAAACTCAATCAAGGTAGTCGAGTTTTATTGTGTATTAGAGACGTACAGCCGGATGATAGTAATCCATGGACTGCTGAACAAGTTTATAAGAACTTATCTAAAGTTCATTATGACCTGATTAAACAAGGTAAAATTAAACTCATGATTATTCCAGATATTGAGTCCGTTAACTATGGACGTGGGGTTGGATATAACGTAATTGAACACATACCACCAACGGATATATCGGAAATATCAGCTACAAAGATAAGAGAAGAACTTCGTAAGGATGGTAAGTTATAAAAGACATATTGCAAAGACAATAACTTGGAGAATCGTTGGAACTATTGATACAATGATTCTTGGGTGGATAATAACTGGTGATTTAAAACTTGGACTTGCAATAGGTGGGTTCGAGGTGATTACAAAGATGGTCTTATACTATCTACACGAAAGAGCTTGGTACAAGTATATCAAGTTTGGATTAGAAAAATAATATGAAACGTATAGTAATGCTGTTAATGCTTTTGGTCTCCTTAGCAACAGCGAGTGCAAAATGTGATTGGAGTTCACTAAAACTCCAACAATGGAATGAGCGCAATTATTACAAGTGGTATGTGAGTGGTCAGATACTCGATGATAGTTGTGTTGATTACACATTTATGGTGTATGATTTCCAAACCAAAAAAACCGACACAATTCAAGATATTCGTGGTATAGTTGAAGTACAATTCAACGTCAAAGGTAAATACAAATTGTATTTGAAGGTTAGGAATAAATGTGAGAAATGTGATACTGCTTTATATCGTGAAGTTAATATTGTTCAGTTTCCCGGAGCAGGTGTTGGGTATTCTGTAAACATGGCTGATTGTAAAAAGTATAAATTTGAGATGACGTATATTAAGGGCATACCATTGAAAGATACTTGTATGGAATACTATATGGTATTTTATAAAGGTCCTTGGATGGATACTATGTCTCAAAAAGAATGGGATAACCTAACTGATTACCAAATCGGTATGGAGTATGATTTTCCTGACGCTGACTTTTTAGGTTATACTCAAACACGGATTGCTGATTTAACATTTAAAGACACCGGTCGTGTATTGATGTATGCTCAATGGTGGAACAAATGTTTACGACAAGATACCTTTATGTTTAGACGTTTGGATGTTTGTAAATCAAACCCAACATCAAACGTATTTAATTTATCAAGACCCGAGCCAAAGTTAGTTGCTATGTATGATATGTTGGGTAGACCTCTTAACTATGCTCGAGAAAATGAAATCATTATTTATGTTTATAGCGATGGTTCTACAAAAAAGATGCTAACACATCGTTAATAGGATGTTGATAACTTAACAAAAATTTAACAAAGGGGGCTTGTTTAAGTCCCCTTTTTTTATTATCTTTATATCTCAAAAAAGACCACACAACAAACCCAAACCAGTAAAAAATCTTATACTCGTAAGGAGAAACATAAAAAAGATTTAACAATTTCTTAACATTGGGATTTGGTATTGTCAACTATTTTTATTATCTTTACACTGTAAATGAGAGTTATGAAGAAAAATAAGTATTCAAGTTATTCATCCTTTTGGATGGACAAATCGTTGTTCGAAGATGATTATTCAGTCAACGATAAAAATGCTATCGAACGTAAATCGTCTGATATCATGAAGTTAGTATCGTACAAACGTTCGATTTCTAACTTCGTTTCTATTGTTACTGGCCAATCGATTCCAGTTCATTTTGATGACAAGGGTGGTGATTCCTACACCGATGGTAAGTCGGTTGTTATCTCCGCTAAGATGGATGGTGATGACTTTGACCCTACTGTGGGTCTTGCTCTCCACGAGGGTTCTCACATTAAACTCACGGACTTTATGACGCTTAAAGCTATGGTTCGTGACAACTACCTTCCCCAATCAATTGATATCGAGTTCCTTAAACAAAAGTATGGGTTCGATAGTCAATCGTGGGTGTCACATTACGCTATTGAGAATCTCAAGTCCTTACTTAACTATGTTGAGGACCGCCGGATTGACAACTTTATCTTCACCACCGCTCCTGGTTATCGTGGTTACTATCAGTCAATGTATGACAAATACTTCCACGCTCCAATCATCGATAAAGGTCTTCAATCATCAGAGTATCGTTCTGAAGATTGGGGTTCTTATATGTTCCGAATTATCAACTTAACAAACTCAAATCGTGACCTTGATGCTTTGAATGGTCTTCGTGAGATTTGGAATGTTCTTGACCTTCGTAACATTTCTCGATTGAAAAATTCATGGGATGCTCTTGAGGTTGCTGGTGAGATTTTTATGATTATCGAAAAAAACATTCCAACTCGTCAGTCACAACAACAATCCTCTGGCTCGGGTGAGTCTGGTGAGAATGGTGGGGGTGAGAATGGTAATTCACCAATGAGTGGTGATATGGAAGAGTCTGCTACCAACCAGTCACAAGGTATGACTGCTAGTGGTGGTGGTGAGTCGATGAAATCTAACTCGGAGTCTGACTCTGAAGCTAATGGTAACTCCGACTCAAATGAGAAAGGTAGTCCTACCGGCGGTTCTAACTCAAATGGGGCTGGTGGTAACTTGGATGGTCTTACTCAAAAACAACTTGACCAACTTAAAAAGGCTATCGAGAAACAAAAAGAGTTCCAAGAGGGTGAGGTTAAGAAAACCAAGTTAAGTAAATCGGATTCTAAAAAAGTCGAATCACTTGATAAGGCTGACATTCAGACTGAAGTTACTGGTAAGAATCTTCAACAAGGTTGGTATGGTAATCAAAAGTCAGGTGGTACTGAAACTTACATTATCAACAACTTGACCAAGAATCTCATTGAGTCCAACTTGGTTGGTATGTTGACCAATTATTCTCACTACGTCAATCGTGGTGATGAGAATGTTAAGAAAGGTATTGCTTTGGGTACTCTACTTGGTAAAAAGCTCAAGACTCGTAACGAAGAACGTTCACTGGTTACTCCACGAATGAAATCAGGTCGTTTGAGTGGTCGTATGATTCATGAGATTGGGTTTGGTAACTTTGACATCTTCGAACGTACCATGGCCACCCAAGTCAATCCCGCTTTACTTCACATCACAATTGACGCAAGTTCGTCTATGGGTGGTTCTAAATGGGACAATACTCAAGTTGCCGCTGTCGCAATCGCTAAGGCTGCTTCAATGACTCAAAACATGGATGTTGTGATTTCTTACCGCGCCATCCACAACAACCGAAATGGTAAATACCAACCATTGGTTCTGATTGCTTATGATAGTCGTAAGGATAAGTTTTCAAAGATTCAACAACTCTTTAAACACATTGTGTACGATGGTACTACACCAGAGGGTTTGTGTTTTGAGGCAATCATGAAACAATTGACTCAAGTAAAGAAAGGTACTGATACCTACTTTATTAACTTCTCCGATGGTTACCCCGGTTTCGATAACTCGGACATCAACTACTGTGGTGACCAAGCGGTCAACCACACCGCAGACCAAGTTAAGAAAATTCGTTCGTATGGTGTGAATGTACTTTCTTACTTTATCACGGATAGCTACGGTCAGAGTGGTGGTGAACAATTCCGCAAGATGTATGGTAAGGACGCCGCATTCATCAACGTGACTCAAGTATCAGAACTTGCTAAAACATTGAATGAAAAATTCCAAGTTAACATTTAACAATTTAATAACATTGGGGGCTTGTTTAAGTCCCCAATTAGTATTACCTTTACTCTGTAATCAATGAGAGATATGAAAGTTAATTTAATCCCCTTCGTTTTTGGCCTTGTGTGTTTTGGCCTTATGTATGGTCTGATGGCTGGTAAAGTTCAAGAATACGTTTACTTCGCTGACCCCTTAAATGAGATGGCTATGGCCGTAATGATGAGTATGGGTGGTGGTGTTGGTATGTTGTCCGCCTTCGAAAAAAATAAAAAATGTTAATAACTTTTTTCAAGATTTGCTTGGAAATGTCAAATAAATATGTTATCTTTACACTGTAATAAAAAATGAGAGTTATGAAAAATCAAAAACAAGTTTTCGGAAAAAGTGTCGAGTTGAATGGTGTGTTGTGGTTTCAAGACAGCGCCGGTAATCTTTTTAACGTGCCCGCTCTGAATGAGGTTGGGACATCCCTTTATAAACGTGCTCGTGGTGCTGCTAAACACCCTGACCGATTCGGTTTCAAAATCCGTGTCGTAGGTAATCTTACAAGTGGTGAACTTGCTTATGGTCGAGTGCCTGCTGAAAAAATCAATGGGGCTGAGCCCGTTATGAACTTCTCTAAACCAAATGGTGGTTTAGAACAATTTAAATTTATGCCTGTCGAAGAAAAACCTAATGTAGTCTCCGCTCCGATTGCTTCGGATGTTATGAACTTTATTCACAATGAAGCTAGTGAATTGAAACCTAAAATGTTGTTTATGGAATCTTTGAAGTGGAAGTATCTACTTCGTAACATTATCCGTGGTAAGAACATCATGATGACCGGTCCTGCTGGTTGTGGTAAGACCATGGCGGCTAAGGCTGCTGCTAACTCCCTTGAGGGTTACAACACATTCATTATCAACTTGGGTGCTACTCAAGACCCACGAAGTACCTTGATTGGTAATACTCAATTTGAGGCGGCCAAAGGTACTGTCTTTAACCCATCTCCGTTTGTTAAGGCCATTCAGACCCCTAACACGGTTGTGGTTCTTGACGAGATTACTCGTGCTCATCCAGAGGCTTGGAACATCTTGATGACTGTCCTTGACCAAGGTCAACGATACTTACGTCTTGACGAGGCTGCTGACTCGCCAGTTGTCAAGGTGGCTGAGGGTGTGTCGTTCATCGCTTCCGCTAACATTGGTAATGAGTACACCGCCACTCGAATGCTCGACCGCGCCATCCTTGACGCTATCGCAGAAATCACTTCGATGACTCGTTCAGAGGTGATGTCAGAATCTCCGAAATTGTCTAACTCACTTTCTACACGGGCTGCTGTTGAGATGGGGTCTCTTCTTTACGATGGATTCTCTCTTCAAGAAGCTGCAGAAATTACCATCTACCCATTCTTTGAGAATGCTGGTGGTGCTCAGTCAGAACGAGTTTACATGAAACAATTCGTTCAAAAGTTCATCAATCAGAACGTCAATGAAGACCTCTTCAATACTGACCCTAACATGGACTTGTCTAACCCATTCTAATTAAGGGTTATGACTCAAGGACCTGTAGCTCAGCGGTCAGAGCAGCTGACTCATAATCAGTTGGTCATAGGTTCAAATCCTATCAGGTCCACAAAAAATAAAAGAAATTATGGCGTATAACAAATATCGTTGGTGGACAAAAGGAAAACGCAAGATGCTTCCCGAAACAGCAGACTTGTATGACAAAATCATCAACGGTGACTTTAACTACTCTCATTATTACACCGAAGCGGAAGAGGCTCAACGCCAGGCCTCTATCCGTTTCAATTTAGCATATGAATCATATGGTGGTAATGATGAATCAAATCGCTTACAAAGCGCATATGATGCTGGTAGAATGCTTCGTGTTCGGGCTTTAAAGTTGTTTGAGGAAGCGCATAAGAATGAAGTGATTATGTTGCACCAATTACGAACTAAACTAATAGAAACGTTTGGTTTTGATTTGTGGGATGAAATGATGAATGAAGAACCTATGGAGTTGGAAGACCTATATGATTTTTACTGTCAAGAATTGATGTGTAGACGTGGTATGGGTGTTTAATTTTTAAGTATATGTCGAGATTAAAAGATAAAGAAGAATTAAATAAGTTACGAGAATCTCATGTTCAAAACTATGGAGAATCTAACGTTATTGGTAAGCTACGAGCCCATGGTAGGTTCAGAGCACATTACAATGAGAATCTTCCAGGAACAGCCGGACCAAAACCTGATTACAAGGGATGGTGTCAGGCGGTAGGAACTGGTGATGGATTTCGTATTACCATTTGGAAAAATGAAAACGATTTCAGATTTGAAATTGTAGAAGGTGAATCTTACGCTTCATCAACAAAAATACCATTTTGATATATCAAATTAATTTTGTATATTTGTAATATGAAATATGACCCTAAAAATGAATTGAGTGACCATCAGTTGGAGTCGTTATCAGATGACGCTTTGATGGAATACCTTGATGGAAAGGCTGAATATCTTAAACAATTCTCAGCACCTCTTCCCGGTTACTATTTAAAAAGATACGCTTATATTGATGCTGCAAACCGTGGTTCTAAAATTACGGATGACCATCATAAGAATCTAAATAAGATGGCTAAAGAATATAGACAAGAATCAAATCGAATGATGGCTGAACGTTTAAAATCAAATGAAGATGGGATTTAATAAAAAGATAGTTCCAACAATTGATATTCTACAACAAATGGTTTATGACTATGGGTCTGAATATGTCTTAAAACGATTTGCATCGGCTGATGCTTTGATTGGTAGTGTAGAATCTATTAGGTTTCTTGAACAACTAAAAAAAGAAGAACATGAGTTGGGAGCCAGATGAGTTTCAAGAAATGGTAGCGAAGGTAGTTCTTTTATTGGAGAACGAAAACTTTTACAAACTAAATCAAATCGATGACCGATTTAAGTTCCTTGAGTTTTTAGAACAACGATTATATGACGCAAATGAAAATACACGATTAACCATTATATTATTGGATTGCTTAAATGACTATAGAGACTGGCAATTCAATACTATCGTAGACTACTTGTCCGACCATGGATTGATTCAAATGTATATTGACGAAAATGGTCAGCTTGGTTATAGGGCTACTGAAGAAGGTAAAGCTATATCAGATATCATCAAAAGTATGTTGGGTGATGGTTCGGATAATAAATTTTTTTAACCCAACACTAATTATTAAAACCAAATAAAAACAAATAAATTATGGCTTATTACATCGCAAAAGTGAAAGTTCATCATGAAGATGACAAAGGACGTGTTAAAAAAGTAACTGAACAATACCTCGTAGATGCGGTATCGGTTACGGACGCTGAAGTTAAGGTGGTTGAAGAATTCCAAGGTTCAAATCTTGAATTCGAGGTAACCGCAGTTATTGAAACAAAAATCGTTAAGGTAATTGCATGAGTTACTCGGTTAAAGACCAAGTTGTAGTTCGAGTTAATGGTGTCCACCGAGTGGGCACCATCACTCAAATTAGCCGATTAAAACGAGGTATCATTTATTCAGTAGTTCTTGAGAATGGTAAACTTGTTGAGAATTGTTCGGTAAACAAAGAACTTAGCCCAAATCACATTATTAAAGGATTGACAAAAACATTAAAAAATGCAAGTGGACAAGAAGAAGTTTCTTCGACTGAAGAAGAAGGTGCTGAATAAGTACCCAAATGCTACAACCAAAATAACCAACGATGGTAAGTTCTATGTGTCGGATGGAATGGGTTCTTATATTGGTGAAGAATTCATGATACCACCACAAGACAATGTAGCTTCAGCTTGGCATTGGGCTGCCGAAACAATTCGTACAAGCCAAAATATTATGAGAACTCATCCTGATAAAATGGAGTTCGAACAAAACGAGAAAAAATTCATGAGATTATCTCGTAGGAATCGAAAGAATTAGTTTTATTAATGTTGGTGACGATATTTATTATCAAATAAATTTATATCGTTATGCAAAAATACAATAAAACAAATCACAAAAGCTTCGTTAATAATGCTTTTGGTGTAGCGTCATCTGAAGAGGCTCGTTTGGAAAAAGCCTTTGGTTCTAAATGGAATACAATTGACTTTCAATTTAATCCAGATTTAAAACCGGAAGACTATCCAATTCGTAACGCTACTGAAATTGGTATGCTGATTGTTGGTAATCATGAAATTGCTATTACTAAAGCAGAGGCTGAAAGAATCATTCACACCTTGGATGATGCTGTGACAAGTTCACAAAAAAGATTTAGAATTGGTACTTTAAATTAAAAAGATGGCAGACCTTATTAGTAAGATAGTGAACATGGGGTCTGATTCTGAATCTTCAGATTTAAAAGATTGGTTAACAGGTACAAGCGGGGTCATCGAAATCATAAGAGATAAACGAGACCCCGTTTTTACTATAGTATCATCTAAAGTTAAAATGTATCTAACATCAGATACTCCAATATCGGAAGAGTATAAAGTTCGTATGATGGATAAGCTAACTGAAGTGTATTGGAAAGTAACCGATGATTTTTCTAAAAATTTTATAAAAATTTGTATGGATTATATTTCAGAATCAGAAACCGCAATGTCTAAAGAGGGTTTACTTTTTTTGAATGACATATACAAATCCCATAAATAAAATACTTATATAATATGGGAGGGTTGTATATGGAAGACTCTGATTGGATTTGGGATGCTGAAGAGTTTGATTTCTTCATGTCGATGTCAGATACAGATAAATTAGAATACATCTATGAGTTCTTTAATTACGACTCTGAAACTATTGATGGTATTGATTTCAATTCACCTCAATCACATCCGTTAGATATAGATGTTATTATTACTGAAAATGCGTTTCTTATAAAGTGTGATGATGATGTTTTAAGAAAAAAGACCATAGGAACTTTTATGATGGATGGGTTAATCCTGACATTTCGTGAGAATAAAGGAAATGTTGACATATATAACCTGATTGGAACTACGCCAGCAAGGTCAGTTAACTGACAATATGTCATGAAATTAAGATTGGTATGACATTGGTAAATGGTATATCAAAAAAAGGAGAAATTTATGACATCGTTATTAAAACATCTATTAGACGACAAAGATTTTAGTTTGTGGTCAACAGCTGCTACAAACTATGATATCAGAAATGACCACATGGAAGTTACTGATTCAGAATTAAAAATGGAATTTGAAATTCCCGGTTTTGAAAAAGACGAAGTATCAATTAACATTGAAGAGGGAGTCTTGGTTATGAACGCTGAAAATTCAGTTAGACATTTTTCTCGTAAGTACAAGATTAATTCAAGCTTTGATACCGAATCAACTACGGCTGAATTAAAGAATGGTATTTTGATTGTTAGAATCCCCAAAGTTAAAAGTTCTAAAAAAGAATCCGTTCGTGTTAAGATAAAGTAAAACTTAACAATTTTTTAACAAAGGGGGCTTGTTTAAGTCCCCTTTTTTATTTACATTTGTATAGTAAAATAATAACCATGATTGACAACCTACATATCATCAAGTCTTTACTTAACTTCGAAAATGAAGGTGACTTTTATATGTTGTATGTTTTAAAACGTAAGAAAGACCAAACAACGGATAAATCCAATCACCAATCGGTAAGAACAATCAAAACTTATTGTGTTGAGAATATTGAATATTTGGAGAACCGATACGAAGAGATTTGTCAATTGTGTGAGATGTTTAAGGCCCGAGCTTACATACATATTCAAAAACAAAATCACAAAGATGTTTCTTTGAACATGATGGTTACACTTGCAAAAAAAATCCAAAATGGACAACATAACCAAAAAAACTTATTTGATTCGGTAGTTGGACAACTGAATACTTTGGAGAAACGTTGGATTGTTGATATAGATTCAAAAGAGAATGGAATTGAAAATCTAATTAGTAATGAAATCCATATGTTAAGACCCGAAGGTCCAAAGGTTGAAGCAATAATTCCGACTAAAAATGGTTACCATCTTATTACCAAACGTTTTGATGTTATGGAGTTCAAGAAACAATATCCTGAAATTGATATTCAAAAGAAAAACCCAACTTTATTATATTATCCAAATAGTTTATAATTATGAAATTAGTATTAGAAAAGGGTCAACGATTGTGGTTCACATCCGATACCCATTATAGTCACGCAAACATTTGTTCAGCTACCACGAATTGGAAGGATGCTGATGATACCGCTCGTCACTTTGATTCTATTGAAGAGATGAATGATGCTATTGTAAACAACATCAACGAGGTGGTGGATGAAAACGATGTTTTGATTCACATGGGAGATTGGTCGTTTGGTGGGTTTGATAAGATTGAAGAGTTTAGGAATAGGATTCTTTGTAAAAACATACACTTGGTTCTTGGTAACCACGACCACCACATTCGTAGAAATAAAGAAAACATTCAGAGGTTGTTCAAGTCAATCCATGAGTATTTGTATCTTGACTTACGAATCCCAAATGGTAAATTTGTAGATAAGTTTTCATTTGTGTGTATGCACTATCCAATTGCAAGTTGGGATAACATGAATGCTGGTATAATGCACTTACATGGTCATTGTCACCTGTATCCACAACATCGTATTGCCGAGGGTCGTGCTATGGATGTTGGTATGGATGGTAACGAACTATACCCAATCGAACTTGTTGAAATTTTAGACTTGTTAAAAGACCGACCTATTAAAAAATTATGTTTACCTAAAGACCATCACGAAAAAAGATTAATATGAAAGAGTTATTTTTATTAAGAGGATTGCCCGGTAGTGGTAAATCAACATTAGCAAATTCAATAGTAGGAAGTGATTTCTTAATATGTGAAGCTGATAAGTATTTTTATGATAAAGAAGGTAACTACAACTTTGATGGTTCTAAATTAAAAGATGCACATGAGTTTTGTAGAAATACAGTTGAAACTTATATGAAAGATTCTTTGGTTAATGACCAATTCTATCGAAAAATTGTAGTATCAAATACATTTACCCAAGAATGGGAAATGCAAACATACTTTGAATTGGCTAAACAATATGGATATAGAGTTTACTCATTAGTAGTTGAAAATAGACATGGTGGTGTAAACGTACATGGTGTGCCTGACGATAAGTTAGAACAAATGAAAAATCGATTTGAATTGAAGTTATGTTAGACGTACTTAAAAAATATGAATCGGATGGGTTGTTGTATAGTCAGACACATCCCACGTTACCACTTACTATTTGGAACTATACTGAAAAGGTTCAATATGAGAGTCTATGGGATGATGTAACCATTCAATGTCGAGGTCTTATAACCAACACGGATTCTGGTAAAGTAATAGTACGTCCATTTAAAAAATTCTTTAATTACGAAGAGTTAGTGGGTGGTAAGTGGAGTGAAAGTCAAATTCCTACTAAAGGGGATTATGTCTATGTCCAAGAAAAAATGGACGGTTCGTTGGGTATCCTATTTAACTACGAAGGTGAGTGGGTTATGGCAACTCGTGGTTCATTTACTTCAGACCAAGCAATCAGAGGTATGGAAATTCTTAAAAGAAACTATCCGGTCTTTGATAATGTTTGGATGAGGGAATATGCTTACCTTGTAGAAATCATTTATCCTGAAAACCGAATTGTAGTAGATTATGGTAAAGAAACGGTAGTTTTTCTATCGGTGGTTTTAAACGAAGGATTTACAGGTTGGAAACCGACAGACGAAATCGAACTTCATTGGACAACTGCTTGTTCTATCTTTGCTGGAAATGGAATTAAAAAATCAGACATTGTTAAAACTGAACAACACTTTAATTTCTCTGATGAACTTTATAAGTCATTGAAGGAAAAGAATGAAATTAACAAAGAGGGTTTTGTTTTAAGATTCCACCCAGGTAATTTTAGAATGAAAATCAAATTTGAAGAATATGTTCGTTTACATAAAATAATGACCAATTTGTCTACAACCTCAATTTGGGAAGTAGTATCAAGTGGTGGTAATATAGATGACATTCTTAAAGATGTTCCTGATGAGTTTTATACAAAGATAAAGCTTTATGTTTCAACTCTTAAATATGGGTACTACCAATACTGGAATCAATTAGGTAAAACCTACGATTACTTTAGGTTTGGTAAATATGGTGATGTTGACCCAGAACCAACTAAAAAACAATTTGCCGAACATATCAAAGACCACCATCCAATTGCAAAATCAATCATGTTTGCTATGTGGGATGGTAAGGATTATGATAAGATAATTTGGAAGGCGTTAAAACCTAAATTTGAAAAACTTTAAATAAAAATGAAAAAGGGCTTGTATAAGTCCTTTTTTTTTATTACATTTGTATATAACTAAAAGATATGACACAATTAGGATATTGCTGTATTAACATGACCCTTGGTAAACAAAAGATTACCACAAATCGTTCTATGGTCAAGAAGACATTTCTCAAGGAAGGTATTAGTAGGTCATCCAATCTAGCACTCCAAAACGCTCGTGACCTTGTAGAGATTATCAAGTGGAATCACCAAAATGGGTTCGGACTATTTCGTATGACATCGGACCTTGTACCATGGGCTACTGAATTTCAGTTATCAGATATGCCAGACTTTGACAAGTTTTCAAATGTACTTCGTGGTGCCGGTAGTCTCGCTAATATGTACAATCAACGTATCACGTCTCATCCTGGTCCATTCAATGTGTTAGTATCACCTAACGAGAACGTGGTTAAGAACACCATCAAAGACTTATCTATTCATGGTGAGCACTTTGACCTTATGGGATTGGAACGTAGTCCGTACAACCTTATTAACATCCATTGTAATGGTGTGTATGGTGACAAGCAATCTGCTATGGATAGATTTTGTAAGAATTTTGAATTGTTACCAGAATCAGTTCAAACACGACTGACTGTTGAGAATGATGACAAAGGTAGTATGTATTCAGTTAAAGACCTTATGTATATCCACGAACGTACTGGTATCCCTATTGTGTTCGACTACCACCATCATACATTCAATACTGGCGGACTGACCGAACAAGAAGCCCTTGAACTTGCTATGTCTACTTGGGGTGATGTCAAACCACTTGTCCACTATTCAGAATCAAAGACGTTAGAAGACCCTACTGCTAAACCACAAGCACACTCTGACTTCATCTATTCGGAAATCAATACATATGGTCATGACCTTGATATTGACATTGAAGCCAAGATGAAAGAACTGACTGTGTTAGATTACATTTCCAAATTTGGTAAACACCCAAAGGGGCATAATATGGGCAATGCTTAATAATATATTATTATTAACAATCTGCTTGATATTTATGTTAGTCACAAGCAGCTTGTTTGCTTAAGCGTTAAGCGGTTATCAGTAACTTGATTGTGATAATAAGTACAGATTAGAAAGTTAATAAAATTAGGTTTTAGGAAAAAAAATGAAAAAGTTTTTAACAAGGGAAAATGGGTTCATCGTTCTGATGGTTATCAGTACGTTTGCATTAGCCGGTTCAGCGGCTTACTATTCCGTGTTTGGTTTAAGTTCCTTGTTTGCTGGAGCTAGAACTGAAGTAATCATAATGGCAGGAGCTCTTGAGTTCTCTAAACTCATACTTGCTTCATACCTACACAACCATTGGAGTAAAGCTGGTTGGATGAAATGGTATCTAACGCTCGCTGTAGGTGTACTGATGTTAATCACCTCGGCTGGTATCTATGGATTCTTAACATCAGCATATCAATCCACCGCTGACAAGTTGGGTGTTACTGATAAAATGGTTGAGGTTGTTGAGTTAAAGAAGTCTCGATTTCAAGAACAACTAACTTACTATACTGATGAAAAATCAAAACTCAATGAATCCATAAATGGGCTCCGTGGTGGTTTGGCTAACAACACACAATCTCGTGTTGATAGGAATGGTAATATAATTACATCTACATCATCGGCACAACGTAGAGCATTGGAGTCACAACTTACAACAGCCGTTGAACAAAGAGAATCCGTATCCAAAAAAATAGAGGTATTAACTGATTCAGTTACCCAATTAGATTTACAAGTATTGGATTTACAAACCAACAATGAGGTAGCCGCCGAAGTTGGTCCGTTACGATATATGTCTGAAATCACAGGCAAACCTATGAATGTAATCGTGAACTGGTTTACCCTTTTGATTGTATTCGTATTCGACCCGTTAGCCATTTCTATGGTTATCGCTTTAAATAAATTAACTAAAACAAAAAAGGAAACTGATGGAAATCAATCAAATAGTATCAATGATAACACTACTGATATTCACATTGGCGATGGGGTTCTTATTAGCGACTCCGTTGATGAAGAAGTATTACAACCAGAAACTACAATCGGAGAACCAATCGAAACAAATGAAGACACAATTGAGATTGAAGATAGACCAATTGAAGAACAAATTAAAAAAGAAAAAGAAGAAGTAATATTTGTACCAACTGATGATGAGGTTGCTAAAGAGTTGTATGGTGAAGTAAAAAATCCACCAGCACCAAGACATCAGCATACATATGCTAATGCAAAAAGATATCAAAAATAATTTGGATTCTTCAAAAGAATTTCGTATATTTGATTTAATATAATATAAAAAGATATGGATGAATTGTATGTAACTACTACCGGTGACACCACCAACATTAGATTTGAAGACACTAATGTTGATGGTAGTGATACCGATAACCAAAGAAAATATTTTCGTGAATTTGATTATGGTATTGACTTTACTGATAATGTAATTTTAATTCAAGACGAGATTGTACATGGTTTAACTTTTGATGTAATCTCTAAAGTGAGATTGATTCGTAAAATAAACAAAGACGCTAGTGTAATTAATGTTATGCTTAACTCACCGGGTGGTGATGTGGTGGAGACTCTTGCTTTAATCGACTATATTCATAGTATGAAATCTCAAGGAGTCACGTTTAATATAATTTGTAGAGGTATGGCTATGTCCGCTGCTGCTTTATTATTGGCGGCTGGTACGGGTACTCGAACCGCAAGTAAACACTCCAAAATCATGGTTCACCAATTATCCACATTTGCCATTGGTAAATTAAGTGATGTTAAATCAAATGCTAAATTCTCCGAACAACTTGAGGATGAATGTAATGAGTTAATGGGGCAATTCACTAAAAAAGATAAAACGTATTGGGAAGAGAATCAAAAATCAGATTACTTCTTAAATGCTGAACAAGCACTTGAACTTGGAATTATTGACCAAATTATATAATATATGATTAACTATTTTACCGCAGAAGAGTTGGTATCCAACTATGAAAAGTTCCGTTCCGTAATCAACAAAACATTTACAGGCGAACGTCTTGATGCTTTAAATAAAATGTACGACCACTTTGAGGAACGTATTATTTATACACCAGCATCATCTACTGAACATTTTCACAATGCTTTTCCAGGTGGGTATGTAGACCACGTTCTTCGTGTGACCAAGAACGCTTTAAAGGTATACGACCTATATACTGAACTTGGTATGGGTCAAGGAGACTACACCCGTGAAAACGTAATCTTTACAGCATTACACCATGACCTTGGAAAACTGGGAACACTTGACGAAGATTTGTATATCAAAAATGATTCCGAATGGCATGTTAAAAATCAAGGTAAGATTTACAAATACAATTCAAATATCCATTGGATGAATCTTACCGATAGAACCTTTTATTTACTCAATCAGTTTGGTGTTAAGTGTAGTCAAGAAGAGTGGATTGGTATTAAGCTTACCGATGGGTTGTATGATGAAAACAATAAAGAGTATTTTATCAAGTTCGATAAGGACCAGGCAATCAAAACATCACTACCATTCATAATGCACACAGCTGATTTGTTTGCTGCACGATTTGAGAACGAACGTTGGCTAAACGAAATGTCAGCTGAAAAATCAACAAGAAACCCAAATGGTAGACCTGCTACTAAAGCGAAATTAGGAGATGTTATGTCAAATACACTTTCTGGTGGGTTTGATTCGACAAATGTATTTGACGCTTTTAAAGATTTAATTGAAGACTAATTATGATGACTATTATTATATTATTACTAATTGTAAGTGTTCTTTCTTATATCACATACAATCTTTTCAAAAAATATGAAGCTTTAGAATATGAGTACGATGCTTTGTATACTGAATATGAAGCAGCTGAAGTACAACTATCAAATATGGCAGGACATATTGATGCTGCTGTGGCTCGTATGAAAGAGATTGATAGAATCGGCTCATTTGAAGCTGATGACGAAACCGGATTCATCTTTAAAGAGATGTATCAAATTATTGAAGATTTAGAGACATACTATGGCGAGAAGGGCGACGAAACCAAAGAGTAAGAGGTATTTTACAGCGATAACTGAAATCGCTATCAACGCTTATAATAAGTGTGATGACCAACGATTAAAGAATAAAATCTATAATAGGTTTATTCATTATCCATTTGACAAATTAGTCGAGAATGTAATTCACACTTACAAGACTTATTACTTTGATGTACCATACGAAGATGTCAAACAAAATGTAGTTGCGTTTTTAAATGAAAAGATTCATAAATTCAAAGGTGAAAATGGTAGAGCCTTTTCATACTTCACGGTAATTGCGAGAAACTATCTATTCAATGAGAACAATCAGAACTATGCTCAATTTAAAGCGCGAGAAGAGGTTGATATGATTGATACCTCTCGTAATATTGTAAATGAGGTTTGGCAATCACAACAATACGAAACTCAATCTGATTTTATGGATTACTATGTTAGATATATGGACTCTAACATATACACCTTATTTGAAAAAGATAGAGATAGAAAAATCGCAGATGCTTTAACGGAATTGTTTAGAACACGACAAAACTTATATTCGTATAACAAAAAGGCTCTGTACATACTTATTAGAGAACGAACTGGTGTTCAAACTCAATATATCACAAAGGTGGTTGGTAAAATGAAAATCATTTACGCTACATTGTACTCTGACTATAGTAGAGGTGATAATATGAGTATAACACATCGGATTGGAGAATTCAATGGATAAAAACGATGAAATATTTAGAGGTAAGTCATTTTCAGATTTAATGAAGGACATTTATGAAAATCAGAAAAAGAAAGACCGACAAATTAAATTACTGATAGCACAACTTGAGCCGCTCGTTAGAAACCTTAACGATGCGGCTGTTGTCGTGCCTTTGATTAAAGAATATCTTGATGTGTCTGTTAAAAATGATGACGCATTAATTAAGTTGGCTGCTATAGTACAACGTATGATGAAAGACAATGCTGCTGCTGAAACCGGTGGTTTTATATTGTCGGACGAAGAAAAGAAACAATTGATGGCTGCCATTGACGAAGTGGAAAAGGACCTACCTAAAGAATCCGATGGAGATGATAGATGAAATTAGCCACAGTTCAAAAGGTCATACTAAACGATAAAGACCCTAATAAAATAAATTCAATTATAGCCTCAACTCAATCTGGTGGAGTTGGTTCTAATATTGAATGTTATCCTTTATCTTTAAATTTAAGACAAATACCAATTATAGGTGAACAAATCTATGTGGTGGGTGGTTCTGATTCAGCATCATCAGCTACTGCTAAAAAGATAAAAAATTATTACATATCACCTGTATCGTTACAATTTAATATAAACCACAATTCACTACCAACCTTAAATTATTTAAAACCAGGTGGTAGTGGTGCTGCTGCTATAACTCAAGCTTCTGCTGGTATACCTGCTGTATCGTCAACCGACTCAAAGCCGGAACTTGGTAATGGGTTTGTTGAGGTGCCGAGCATATCACAATTACAAGGTTACATTGGTGATGTGATATTTGAAGGTAGATTTGGTCAGTCAATTCGATTTGGATACACTCCTAAAAATGTTAAAAAATCAGACCCGTATATTGATGGTGCTACTATAGAACCATCATGGTCATCAACTAAACCCGAATCCCCAATTACCATATTTAGAAATGGAGCTGGCGTCAGTCGGGGTTATAATAAATTTGTAGTAGAAGATATTAACAAAGATGACACTTCTATTTGGATGTGTTCTCAACAGCAAGTTGGGTTAAAATTATCTCAACAAATTACATTAGGAGTTCAGCCGGTTTCAATTTATAATAAACCACAATTGATATTAACCTCTGATAGGTTAGTGTTAAACTCACGAAACGACCACATTATTTTAAGTGGTGGTAAGGGAGTTCACATTTCTACACCAAATTGGAAATCTAATGTTGATGAACTTGTAAATACGATTGAACTACTTACTACCGAACTTAATAAAGCAGCTGCTTTGTTAACCGGCCTTGGAGTTCCCATGGATGTGGCTGGACTCACACAAGCTTTAGTAAAGCTACAATTAATGAAACAATAATTAATTTAAAGATATTTATTACTATGGACACAAATAAACTATTTAAAGCGATTCAAATCATCGTTAAAGAAGAGGTTAAAAAAGAAATGGCTAAACGTGAAAAAGCCATTCGTGAATCCATTTTGAAAGAAATGAAACTGACCTCCAACAAAAAACCGATAGCTAAAAAGGTTGAAAAAGACCCATTAGACGTTGACCATCTATTTGAATCAAACACCACAAACACTGTAACAAAAAAGGCAACAGTCCAATTTGGTGGGAAGTTTTCAAATTTACTAAATGAGACCGCCGAAAGTGGTGAGTGGAGAAGTATCAATTCAACTGGCGGTAGTCGTGTATTCACATCTAACATGGCTCAAGGGTTTGGTTCAATACAAAGCGGAGTTCTTGAAACGGCAGAAGGTAGGTCGGTATCGGTAGAACAACTTCAACAAACTGAAGCGGGTGCTGCTGTTGTTGACGCTTTAACAAAAGACTATTCAGCTTTAATGAAAGCAATTGACGCCAAGAAGAAGGGTATGTAATGGCTACTCGTAGGGAATGGAAAATAAATCCACTTGATTTAAAAAAGAATACAGCCATTGGTGTTATGTTACCATTGGGTGGTGACCCCTTATTTAAATTATCCTACACTACCGAAGAGCAGTCTATTTCAAATCTAAAGAATTTATTGTTGACTCGAAAGGGTGAACGTCCATTTCAACCATTTTTTGGTACTGATGTTTACTCATTGTTATTTGAACAAATGACCGATGACCTTGAAGACTCACTTTCAAATTCATTGACAGAAGATATTAAATACTGGTTACCATACATAATAATTGACTCTATCAACGTAAACGTTAATGAAGATACAAATAGGATAAACATATCTTTAAATTATAAAGTTACTGAAAATGGGGCTAATAGAAATATCACAATGACAATAACATCACAAGGAAGTATGACATTAGTTTGAGGAATATAAATGGCAGACAAAATAAAAAAAGAAGTTAATTTAATTGGTCGTGATTTTGGAGATATTAGACAAAATCTAATTGACTTCACAAAGAATTACTTCCCACAAACATATAACGATTTTAACGAGTCGTCACCCGGAATGATGTTCATGGAAATGGCTTCATATGTTGGTGACGTACTTTCATATTATACAGACGTTCAATTGAGAGAATCTATTCTTGAAGAAGCTCAAGNNNNAATCATTTGGTTACAAACCAAAACTGAATGTTCCTGCGAGTACAACTTTAAGTGTTTATCAAATTGTACCATCAAAGGGTGTTGGTGATAATGTAGCTCCTGATTTTGACTACGCATTAACAATCAAAGAAGGTATGAAGGCCTCATCGGTATCAAATCCGAATGTGGTATTCTCAACAATTGAAAAGGTAAACTTTTCGTTCTCATCATCATATGACCCAACTGAAGTAACGGTTTATCAGATAGACGAAACTACGAATGAACCAATCTATTATCTTCTTAAAAAATATGTAAAAGCTGTAAGTGGTGAAGAAAAAACATCCACATTTACATTTACTACTCCAAAGATTTACGACAAAATAAAAATCGAAGATGATGGTTTGATTGATGTGATTAAAATCATGGATGATGATGGTGATGTGTGGTCTAAAGTAGAATATCTTGCTCAAGATACTGTATTTGAACAAGTACCAAATACAACCGACTATTCACTACAAATGTCAGTATACGCTTCAGAAACTCCATATCTATTAAGACTTAAAAAAGTTCCAAAGCGATTCGTAACTCGAATTGTTGACGATGGTTCAATAGACATTCAGTTTGGGGCAGGCGTATCATCAAATGCTGATGAAGAAATCTTACCAAACCCAACTAATGTTGGTTCTGCGTTATACAATGCTACTTCAAATCTTGACCAAGGAATTGACCCATCTAACTTTATGTATTCAAAAACATATGGTGTAGCTCCAGCGAATACAACATTAACTGTTACATATCGAGTTGGTAATGGTGTAGTCGATAACGTACCATCTCAAGACCTTACAAAAATATCCGATTTAATTTTAGAAAACGATGCTACTGATTTGGATGATACAATATATCGTGTGGTTCAACGTTCAATAGCCGCAACAAATGAAGCGGCTGCTGGCGGTGGTAAATACGAAGAAGAAATTGAAGAAGTACGCCAAAATGCTATATCATATTTCAGAGCTCAAAATCGAGCAGTAACTCGTGAAGACTATGTATTAAGAGCATACGCAATGCCGCCTCAATTTGGGTCGGTATCTAAAGCTTATGTTGCTCCTGATTTCCAAGTATCAACCGCTCTTGATGGTACTTATGTGAAAAACAGAATCCCAAATCCATTGGCTATAAACTTCTATATTCTTGGTTATGATGCTACTCAAAGATTAAAAAACTTAAATACAGCGCCCAAAGAGAATCTTAAAAACTATTTGTCATATTATA